ATCCATATTAGACAATTTAGGCTTCATCTTGAGGTAACGGCTCTGCAAGGATGAGGGCAACATTTCACCATCGACATATAGGATCTTACAAGCCTTTGGCACTTGGTAATAACCAAAATCCATACCCATAGCTAAATGCAACATCAGCTTTTGGGTAATATAAGACTTACCACTGCCTGATCTGCCATACAAGATCGTCTGTGTGCCACTATGCAATAAACCCTCAATCAATGGCTCTGGCACTGGATAGTCTTGCTCTAAGATTCTGCCTAATGGCTCGACCCAGAGCTTTGTACCTGAATCGTGAACCCTAGCAGCTTCGCCTATAGGAGATACATTTGATTGGCTGCTAGAGCTACGATCAGTCATTATTAAAATGGAATATCATCTTCTTTTTTATCTTCTACTACAGGCTGTTCGACCATTTCTGCTGGTTCGTCAAAGTCAGCAGGTTTATCGACCCATTGCATATAGTCTAATTTACCTTTGAAACCACTTGCGCCACTAGAGAAGGATATCTTCTCTGAGCCTGTGTATTTAAAACATGGCACTTTGCCCTCAACTTTATCTTTCCAGGCACTTGACATTGCCTCATCGAATGTCTGACCCTCTAATAGACCAAACCTTTGCCACAGATAAACACCTTTGTCTTTGATGTAGATTCTGGCTGAGAAGGCTCTCTTGTAATCCTGTGCCACTAATTCTTTAGCATTATCAGGTTTAATACCCACCTGCTGATCCCAAATAAACTGATACTGACCATCGTACTTGCCGTAGCCAGTTTGGAAATCTGTATCGATCAACATATATTCAAAATCTAAAGGCTCGACACCTTCAGCATTATTTACAACGAATTTACCAAGTCTAAAGTCATGCTTTATGTACATACCTAAACCTTCCTTATCATCTAATTCTAAAAAAGACATAATTACTCCTCATTCTCTTTTAACCAATCTTCCAAGACATTTGGAAAATGTTTCACAAAACTCTCAACATCAGCAAACTCTTCTAGCCCATGTTGGAATTGTTCCATATTGAATGCGATTCTTCTTTGGTTCGCATATATTAAAAATTCTTCTTTCATTTCTCCCCCTTCTTAAGATCTTGTTTTCTTAAATACCTTTTGTTTAGCACAATATCCTTTTCTGATCCTTTCAAAACAAACTTAGCTATGTGTCTGCCTGTGCCTTTACCCTCTGTGTTGTCCTCTATTGAGTGCCAACGCACATCACCTAAATTAGATATCTCTGCACCTGCTTCTATAAGCATCAAAACCCACTTATCTAATGGGTACACTAAAACCACATCTTTGCCTTTACTAGCTTCTTCTATGGCTTTTCTAACCCAAGCTGTTGCACCCTTTCTTTTGCCTTCGTGCATTATAGATCCGAAGGGTGGGTTGACATAATTAGACAAACCCCAATCACAAGTTAAACCATCAAAACCCTGTGGTAGTGGATATGGGCATGGATCAAAATCAAAATCATAAAGCTCATCTAATTCTGCATACAACATGGGTGGTGTTAACCAATAGTGTTTACCATCCTGTGCGCCCTTGTGAAACTTGTTATCTTCTACTTTTTTCTTTTCCACTTCTCCCCCTATAACCCAAACATCATAATGATGATTAGTGACCACATTACTAATAAAAATATACCTGCTGCTATATTTACCAAATCTTCTTTAGTCATACTTGTACCCCACTATGTATCTAAAGGCTTCGTGATGCCTACACTTGTCTCTCTGCATGACTAAACGTAGCGCCTGTTGCCAGAACTTGTCACCTCTGGCTTCTTTGCGCTGCACAGTCAATTTATTGCCTTGCTCTTTTGCCTCTCTCGCCAGAGCAAAGCATCTATCTGATAAACGTATTAGTCTGTCGATTTTTTGGTCAATCATAATGTGTCTAGATGTATGCTGTCTTGCTTGTTCTGAAATGCTTTGTCAAACCAGTCTTGTTTGTTAGGTTTCCACGATCTGTACATATCAATATCCCTTCTTAAACAATTCAAACATAATCTTAAAAGCCTTTTAGTAGGTTTTTTATTAGCATAATGATGCTTGTTAAGCATTTTTACCCAAGTGTTTCTGTGTTTTGTATTACAAAAGTGGAAACTGTTTACATATGTTTTGCCATCTCTTGTATCTGTAACATCATCAACTTTTGGCAGTTGATTCACAAGACCATTAGGGTTGTGTAAATGAAAGAGTATTTTGAATCTTACAGGCAAATCATCATCTGTTTTTAGATTATCTTTTACTAAGTGCATCAAGTTAATGTAATCTGTTGCAGGTGTAACACCATTATCCAAATCTTTAATATGCTTATTGTTTAAAGATTTAGCTTGTTTAAAAGTTAAGTTATTTAAGTTATTTAAGTTATTCATATATATCTCCTATACATACTATTATGCACACAAAACAATAAAAAACAACAATTAAATACAAATAAGTATATCTTTTTACATATATGACCCTATACTACTAATATGAAAAATTTAAAAACCTTGATGGTTACAGATAAAACGCACAAGAAACTAAAGTCCTATTGCCAAGCACACAACCTTAAAATGACTGGCATAGCAGATCAGATTATTAATCAATACCTGCAGAGCAAAGATGACAAAAGCAGTAGGTAAATTATCCAGCGACAATCACGCATCCTGTTCAGGGCTGCCAGTCTTGTATGGTGTCTCGCCTTATGAGACTAAAAACGAATATCTAAAATCAAGAATAGATGCTCGACTAGGTAAGGATGTTAGAACAGTGAAAGACAGTATGCCGATTGAGATTGGCAATATATTAGAGAAACCATTGATAGAGCTTACGGCTGAAAAGCTAAACTTGACGGATGTTGACCCTTATATCACTCGACCAGTTAAACACCCTGATTTCCCCTTAGAAGGCTCTATTGATGGTGTCGCTTATGCCTTAAACAATCTTGTTAAACCAGACAATCAGGTTATCTATACCGAAGATGACCAAGAAATAATGCTCGATGGACATGGCATTATTGAAGTAAAGACTACTAGACAAATACCTGAAGCAGACGGCAAACCACCACTGTTTAGAGGTGTGTTACAGACCAAAGCTCTCTGTGCAATATGTGGGTATTCGTGGGGGGTTGTGTCGACCCTACATAATACCAACGACTTTAAGATGTTCCTGTTGCGCAGAGACTTTGCCTTTGAAAAAGAACTTAAAGACATCATAAACGACTTTGAAAGACGTATCAAAGAGCAAGACTGGTATGCACCACAGGTCTTACCTGATCTACAAATCATGCACCCTGTTGGGGAAAAGGTTGAGGTTGATCTTAACGATGACGATTGTGGCTTTCATCTAGATCGTATCAATGACAACAAAGACAAGATTAAGTTATTGAATGAAGAGATAGAAAAGTCACAAATCTACATACAGACTAAGATGGGTGAAGCTGAGATTGGCATAAACGATAGATATAAAATCTCATGGGGGACAACGACTTACAAACCCCAACCTGAGAAAGTTGTACCTGCCAAAGATGGTTATACCATTAGGCGCAAGACGGCTACAGTTAAAAGGATTGAAGAATGAAGGTTTTAGTAGCTTGTGAATATTCAGGCATAGTTCGTGATGCTTTTACAAAAGCAGGACATGACGCAACTTCGTGTGATATTTTACCAACCGAATCAGAAGGCAAACATTATCAAGGCGATGTTTTAGATATTTTAGATGATGGTTGGGATTTGATGATAGCACACCCACCCTGCACACATTTATCGGTAAGTGGTGCAAGATGGTTTACTGAAGGTAAAAAACCAATGTATTTAAGACATGAAGCCATTGAGTTTGTAAAAAAACTTATGGATGCACCTATAGACAAAATAGCTATAGAAAACCCTGTGAGTGTTATATCTTCCTATATAAGAAAATCAGATCAAATGATAAATCCTTATCAGTTTGGACATAAAGAATATAAAAGAACTTGTTTATGGTTAAAAAATTTACCAAAACTAAAAGAAACTAACAATGTTAAAGAAGAAACCGATGCACTCCCTGATAAAGAAAAGCATAGAATTTGGTGGATAGGTGGTGGCAAAGGTAAAGAAAGAAGTAAATTTTATACTGGCATTGCTGATGCTATGGCAGACCAATGGGGTTAAACCTCTGACCAGTCCTTGTTATCCCATAAAATCGATTCTGCAAGTCGCCTTCTGACAAGCCCTTCCAAAATTTCGCCATTAGCTTTATTCCATCTTTTAATCTCGTGTGGTATATCTTCATACTCACCTGCATTTAATTTAACTAACAGGGTTGAGCTTAATAAATTGCCTACTCCTAAGTTATACACCCAAGCTACTAGAGCATCAAACTGATGTTGTTCTAGTGGCACTTTAACTAAATCAGCTATATAGCCTTCGTATTCCTCTAACTCAATATCGAGCATGACTTCTGCATAATGTTGTGACCAATGATCGTCTTTCTGCACATTCTTAGTATGTCCATAGCCGATTGTCCATTTACCTGCTGGACACTGATAAGCCTCTAGCTCACAACCTTCAAACTTCTTAATTAGGGCTTTGCCCTCTTCTGATATATTCATGTTATCCCCAAACTTTTACTTTCTTGCCACCCCAATACTCGACTGCGTGACCTTCTTTTATTAATTGTTGGCACATATCTACCCCATCTGGTGTGTAGGGTATGCCTAAGATTCTGCCGTATTTGCCTTTACCTAAACTCTTAACCATTAACTGTTCACCACATAATTCTTGCAGTCGAGCCTTTGCTGCTAAACCTAATGCTTTTTCAGCTAGGTTTCTAGTTCTTGATTCAGGGGTATCTATCCCTGCCAGTCTGACCCTTTGTTTGTGTAACCAAACCCCAAAACCTAAATCAATATGCACATCGATAGTATCGCCATCGACAACCCTGTCTAATGTGCAGTTATAGATAAATGCTTCAACCATGTGTATATATTTTTAAGGGCTTACTTTTCCCTTTAACCTTAATCGGTTCTAATGATTGTAACCTATAACCACAAAACTTTTCAGTTTGCTCACCAATTAAAATATCCACCCCTCGTTCTTTAGTAGCACTTTCTAACCTAGCTGCTGTATTTACGGCATCGCCTATGGCAGTATAGTCGAATCGTGATTCACTACCCATATTACCTAACACAGCTTGTCCAGAATTTATGCCAATACCAATACGAACTTCTAACCCTGCTTTTTCTATTTCGGCAAGGATCTCAATACCTGCTTCAACTGCTAATACTTCATGGTGTTGTAAGTCTATAGGTGCATTAAAGATAGCCATCATGGCATCACCAATATACTTATCGACCATGCCACCATACTTTTGTACTGTGTTGGCTTGTATCGTTAGTGCCTTGTTCATAATCTTAGCCACTTCTTCTGGCTCTAGCTTTTCCGATAAGGCAGTAAAACCTCTGACATCTGTAAACAAGAAAGTACAATAGCGCCTCTCACCCCCTAGCTTCAATAAACTAGGATCGTCTTGTAAGCGTTTAACTTGTCGTGGATCAAGATAATGCTCAAACTGTTTTTTGATCTGCTGTCGTAATTTGTATTGTTTACGGAAGTTGAGATAGTAAGCCACACTAGCTGTGACAAATTCTGCGATTAAAGTATAGCTAAAATCGAGCAAAACCCCCGCTCTAATCGTATAAAGACCATACGCAGCCGTAGAGCAAAAGATCACAGAAGCAAGGGTAATTGACCATGTAATCCCCATAAAAGAGCTTACAAGCCAAATAAGAAGGCACAAAATCAGCAAACTAGCCAATTCTGCTGTCAAATGCCAATAAGGTATGTAAGGGCTGTTTGGTATGAGCATAGATTCCGCTAAAGCAGCCTGAATCTTGTGTGGTTCTAATAAACCAACAGGTGTTGCTAGTTGTGGCATCACTCCTTTTGCTGTCACACCGACAAAGACAAACCTATCTTTGACAGCCATTTCTGTCAGTGTAGTTTGTGGAGTGTTAACCCAAGACAACCAGTGTCGACCTAAACTGTCCACCCTAGTTTGTGGTAAACCTCTGACCTTGATCTCTTCTATCCCTGCTTCGTTGGTTTTAATAATAAAAGTATCAGCATCAACTAAGGTTTTTAAAACCTGTGTACCGAAGCTAGGAATCCAGCCATCAGGTGTTTGTAATAGTAAAGGTAATCTTCTGACTAAATTATCGACATCGACTGGCGCTGACACCATACCCTCTAAAGCTACTTCAGATATTTCTGGAATATTAGGCATATAACCTTGTAAAGCTATGCCCTGCGCTGGATCGCCTAACAAGACTGTGCCTGTTGGCTCTGGATATAATTGATTATCAGTCTCGAAGGTGGCAACAACAGTGCGATTATTGGAAACAGATACACTAAATGTGTTGTCACCACCAAACCTGTCTTGATCTATAAAGGATATAACATAACCTACACCGAGTGCGCCCTTTGCCATAATCTCTTCGTTTATTTCAGCTAGTCTTGCTCTTGGTAAGGGATAACCACCCTCTGCCCTAACATCACTGTCAGTTATGTTTAAGATCGTAAAGTATTCACTTGGCTTATGTTGCACCACAAACCTATCAAAGACTTTGAGTTTTAATATCTCTAAGGCAGGAACTTGTAAAACCAAAGGCACAGCCAAAAGGGTAATTAATCCAAGTCCTATTCTAATCACAATCTACTTCATTACCCCAGACATCCCAACCTTCTGTTTTTTGTCTAGCAAACAATTCAATTCTTGGTAAGTCTTTGCACATTTGTTCTATTCTTTTTCTAACTTCCTTTGGTTTCTTACTGTGTTTAGTTCTAATGTCTGCCACCAAACCCTTGATGTCGTTTCTTTCTTTTATATTTGCTAGTTTGCCTTTCATACCAATTAAACATATCTCTGTTGATTTCAAAAGGTAAGGAGAAAAATTATAACAAGTAGAACCACTTTCATAATGTTTTACCCATGTGAAACCAATGGTCTTATAATTGAAACCCCAACTATCTATAACTTTCAAACCCTCTTTAAGATGGCTGTCTGTTACCCACATAAACAGAATACAGTCATCATTTGTTATGTCTTTTACTGGTAGAGAACATATTTCTGCTTCTGTCATGGTTGAATAATGTTTTTTTTGTATATCTATCATTTGTCTGTTGCCATCTTGGTATGATTTACTGCCAAAACTCCAAGGCGGGTCTGCATAGATAATATTGTACTTTTTGTTTGGAAATTTAATCATGGGTTTTGGGTAATTGTGATACTAGATGACGAACCACCATTGATCTTAACTGTTCTACTCACTCCGTCTTGGATAAAGATAACTGTATATGCACCACCACTGTCTAAATCTAAATAAGCCTGTTGATTCACTACTCTTTGCATTGTCAATCTTTCACCCTGTATAAAGGTTGTGATTTGGGTTTCAGTATCTTGCCCTATACTTGTACCACTGATATTAGCAGATTCTAAGTTGATGGCTAACTGATCTTGTTCCTCGCCAGTATCTAACGCATCTAAGACATCCAATAAATCTTCTAAGAAATTAACATCAAGATAATCTATATCTAACTCTGTAAACTCAAAATCCTCATCTAGCTTGAGAAAGTCCTCATTCAACAAATCGACATCTAGCTCGTTGTAATCCAGATAATCTGTAGATTGTTGTTGGCTCTCCTCTTCTTGGGTTATAACTTCTTTGGGTGGATTAATAATAAGCATATTATCTATGAAGTCTAAGGTTATATCTAAGGTGACTGGCTTAGTGGGTGCAGATTCAAAGACACTGGTAGTAGTAGCCTGATAGGGTTGATTAAGGGTAACTTGTCCTGCACCTGTTGAGACAATGATCTCGCCACTAGCATTACCAAACTCATCAGGTAGCAAGATAATTAAGCTAGAACCGAACTCTGTGGTTGTCACAGTAAAGTCTGTACCTAATATGGCGATCTCAGCGCTGTCTGTTGTGAGTTTAACCTTCTTCTTATTCAGCGCACCACTAATGTATCTAATAGTGCCAGAAGCAAATTTAAGGCTCATAGAGCTGTTATCTGGGGTATAGATATACTCATCTATAACTAAATTAGAATGTTCAGTTAGACGCACTTGTGTGTTATCTAAAAAGGTAATGGCTATTCGACCTGCTCTAGTCTGCACATTGTCGTAAGATTCTATATTAAAGTCTAAGATTGCAGGATAAGGTTGATCTCTAACTATTTGACCAAAGCCCTTGAGTTCAGAGATATCGCCTATTGGATCAGCATGAAGTGGATGTACCACCATCATTTTGAACAATACAA